CGAATGCATATTTTAAATAAAAAAATCTGTGATATAAACTTATATGCCTAGGAAAAGACGAAAAGCAATAGCCTCAATAACTCCCAACATACCTTATCCTAAAGTCCGAGTGGAGTGGATCGATTGCGTGAGCGACTCGGGCTGGGCTACTGAAAAAGAATTTGATAAGATGAAGTTTGCAAGACCTGTAAATGAGGGTTGGTTGTACTCAAAGGATAAAAATTCTGTAAAATTATTTGCATCATACGACAGAGAAGATGATGGTAGTTTTACTTTTGGGGATCGGACGATGATTCCTCGGTCTTGGGTAAAGAAGATTCAGAAACTTTAGATGGAGTCACATCAATTATTTGACCGTAGTCGGTTAAAAGCTGTTTCATCTTTGCTTCTAATTCTTGTTCTGACATATCTTCTAGTTTCCCAGTTTTTATTATTTTTCTGTCTATGTATAGTCCTGCTGCCTTGCCTCGATTTGCTTCAGCGTTCACAGCAGAAGAGAAGGAGCCTTTCTTCAAAGCAGCTTCACGAAGTCTAGCAAGTTCTGCTACATGTCCTTCGTAGGTAACCTCATGTTTTCGTAATCTCTCTTCTTTCAATTCACCTATATACTTGACTACAAGTGGTGACAGTCTTGGATTACATAGTTCTGATCCTTCTTGCCTTGCACGCTTAGGACTATATCCAGCAGCGAGTGCTGCCTCTGTTTGTGTCATTGGTCCATCAGGTCCACCGAATACTAAAAACTCAGCAAACCTTTGTTGCATTTCTGTAAGTCTTTTTGGTAATCCCATGATTGACTTTTTAAGGTAACATAGTTATAAAGTCAATAATGTTTGTCAAACATCTACAGGAATACTTAGAACAGTTTACGGTTATCAAAGGCAAGAAAACTACTGGCATTGGTAATGCTCGTATCTACATGCAGGTTGGTCATCACTTGGAAGAGATTAAAAAAATTGAAGTGCAAGAGTCAAATATAATTGGACAAAATACGATTCGTGTTGTACTAAAACCAGAGAGTCAAAAGATAATTATCGCTCCTAAAACACCCGATTAGAAAGCCCTAGTTACCTTGAAACCCGAGCGAAAATTATATGCAAAAATTAAAAAATCTATATCTAAAATCTCATGGATTAGGCTTGAAAACTCTAGCTTACACGGTACTCCCGATCTATTGGGTTGCACTGCTAACGGCCACTTTTTTACAGTAGAGCTTAAAGTCACAAGAGGTAACAAGGTGCGCTTCAGTCCGCATCAGATTGCCTTTCATGTCAAACATCCACACAATACTTTTATCTTGCTAGAGCACCTCGGTTCAGGGTGCTTGAAACTTTTCCGTGGTTCTAGAATCAAGGAGCTTGTCGCTTGTGGCTTCAAGCTTGACGCTTGTTGCTTGGGGCTTGACGCTTGTCGCTTGTATCTTCAGGAGCTTGGGGCTTGACGCTTGAAGCTTGTCGCTTGGGGCCCGGACCAGGTGCACGCTCTCCATTGGCCGTCGCCGTAGTCTCGCTAATGACCTGATCCAGTTTATTACGTAGCTTTCGTAATTCTTTATAATACTTTGGATGTCTAAACATATCAATGTATACCATATGAAATTGTTTTAATTGAGGCGTCCCAACATGCCCGGCAGTCTCTGCATTCGTTGTCTTGCTTTGCAGCTGGGCAGGTAGCGTTAGCTGTCACCACCTCTGAGCTGTTAGGCCACGACTGAGGCGCCCGCTGGTCAACCATGGGCGCGCTGAATCGTATGACTAAATTGTCCGGCTTGTCTTGCAGGTGGTCTTTGATCCATGCTTCACGGGTCGGCATCCAGTGACGCTTGCCCGGTGTTAACCTGCAGACAGCATAAATTTTTTGTAAGTGGTTCAGGTCCTGGACGTCGCCGCTGTCATGCCATCTGAATACGTCAGGCTTTTTACTATTGATCAGGTGGGCCATTGCTTCAACCCAGGCTGGCTGTTTGATAGCTCGCAGCCTTCGATACTGTGCATCCTGAACAACCTTGAACACGTAACAGCCCTTGAGCGCGTAACAGTCATAACAGACTGAACCAGGAACCTTCTGGAGCTTGCCGCCTGTCTTGCATTCCTTGGCCGGTAAACCTATCGACCAGCCCGGCATTTTTGAGGGCTTGCTCAGGCTGCCACCTATAATTTTTAATGCTTCTTCTGTTTTCATAATTCTTCTTTCTTAATCCTTTATAATCCCTGAATCCTGTTTTGTCAAGCTTGAAGCTTGCGGCTTGTTGCTTGACGCTTGCTGCTTGTGGCTGCCGGTAGGTCTCACCCGGCCTTACCCTAACGCATCTTACAGCGCATATTCCCTAAGGACTACAAAGACCAATGGGCCACTAGACCAGCTGTTGATGTTCGAACCTTCTAGGCCATACAACAACTGATCCCAGGTCCATCCAGCGCGGTTCGATAATCGCTACTTATCTGGTTTCCTTTATCGCTGGACCAGGGATCAGTTCTAGTGCCTGCTTGCTTTACAGCTTATTAATCTTGGCAGGCTCAAGACATTATCCGTCTCTAGCATATGATTCAAGACTGATCCCAGACCCACAGATTAAGACCAATCGCATGCTAGAATGCCTTCTGTGGATCTGGGATCAGTTCTAGTTGTGCGAGATGTAGGGTGACAGCCCTTTATAACACACAACCAGAAGTTGTCCCAACAAATTAGAAACGGGGTGTGGTAAATCACCCAAACTAATTTGATAAATACAATATAATCCTTGACTATCCTATTGTCAAGATGTAAAAACAAATTATGTCAAATAAAAAAGAAAGAGGTATAAATGACTAAAGAAAGAAAGATAACACTTAACGCAGAAAAGCGAAAAGTGATTGCAGATCAATTTCAATCTTTTTATGAAGATAAGGTAAAAGACAAATTGATACAAGCAAAAGAACAATACGATCTTATGCGTGAAAAAGCAAAGGTTGCTATTGATAAGGTTGTAAGGTTTCATCAACCACAGGAAGATGTAGATACAATTAGATCAATGATACAAAAATACAATAGAGCAGGTGGCGAATTGTATGAGGATAATTGTTTCTATGTTCAAATGCCAATCACAAAAGTTGATGATCAAGGTAGAGAATATGACGCAAATGATGAAGTTCATGTCAGATTTGATATGGGTAGAAATTTTGCAAGAGCATATTATCGTGATGAAATGAAAGCAAAGGGTTTAAATCCTGACTTTCAATTATCAATCAATGATGACTACTCAAAAAGAAATCCAAAATATTACAATGATGAAAGTGCGTGTAATAAATATTTGGGTTTTAGTACATCTTCTAATGATGATAAATCTATAACTACACCAGTTGCAAAGTGGGAAAATGATTTTAAACTTTGGACAATCGGTTCTAGTTATTGTCATTCAAGACAGTTCAGAGTTGATGAAGCAACTTTAGAATTTTTTAAGATGTATGTTGCTAGTGCCGACAACGTGATCAAAGAACATCAACAATTATATTCTTATGTTGAGGGCAAAATGAAAACTTTAAGATTAGGTTTAAAATCTTATAGAACATTTGACCAAGCAAAAGCACTTGCAGATAAAGTTGGTGTTGTTTTAAATGAAACAATGATGAATGAAAGTTCTAGTTTAGCTTTATCAATTTATAGTCCAGATAATCTAGCTAGTCTTTTGGAAGATAAAAAGGTTCTTACAAGAGATGAAAAGATTGCTATTGCAAGACGACAAATGGCACAAAATAGTTTGAATTAACTATTGACAACCCTATCCTACTTATTGTAGGATAGGGTAGAAAGGATAAATAAATATGACTAAAAACTTTTATATAACTTACTACTCAAACAAAGACAAAAAGCACATTACAAGACGTGGAAAGCATGATGA